GGCTTCAAGAGCCTTCTGGAGCCCTGCACGCTTACAGAAGTCAAGTGACTTCTCCTTAACGTAGCCGAGATCACCGAGATCATTGTTTTGCTCCACACGAATAAGGAAATCGTGGATTTGTGAACGAAGAATGCCATCTGAAGGGTTCTTTAGTTCTGAAGCAATGATTTGTGCAAGAAGCGCCATTGATGGAAACTCCTTATATTTCTTATTGTAAGACATATAAGTGTCTGCAATCTTTTTAAGATATGCATACTGGAAGAAATTTACATCAAGAACCTCCGCAAACTGGGAAGCCCAGTTTCTATCTATCAGGAAAGCCTGGACAATCTTCTCTTGGAAGCTCTTGTCAAAAGAGAAATGCTTTCCAGCTTCTGCCTTGGTGGGCTCTGGTTTAACTTGATCAACGTTCATCGTTTTCATAAATACTACGCTCATAGGTTCTTTCTACCTTACCTTACTTAATTCTGAATTTTTATTTAAACCCTTATTTTTATCGAAGAAAGTTACGCATCTGCGAACAAAACCGGTCATAATCAAAGGTTGCATTAATACCGCACTCAAGCACAGTCTTAATCAATCCAAGCTTATCCATCTTTGGTTCATGGCTGTCTACAATGTAGTTTATCTTATTAATCTGACTGGCACTAAGATTGCTACTGTTCAAATACATTAACTCCCAATTACGCCTTAACAACTCTTCACATTGGGATATATGGTCATATATTGCAATAGGTTTCTTCTTTCCTATATTCGCTGCTCGGGCTTCTGAAATGATGGTAGCTATATCCAGGTCTTCTTCTGTAGAAGCCATTTTAGGAAATCGTTTAGCTACCGTCTTGAACCCCGCACCAGGGACACCAGCTACGTTATCGCTATCATCTCCAGCTATGGTTTTAGCCAAACAGAAGTTTCTGGCAGAAATACCAAACTTATTGATTACTTCATTTCCGGTTACAATCTTACGGGTAGCCGGATCATATATTTCTATAAGGGGATTATGAAGTAATTGGTAGAAGTCTTTATCGTTAGACACGATAATCTTTTTGGCGTTTACATTACGTAACTTATCTTGAGCAAGATATGCAATGATATCATCACATTCTGTATCTTGCACGTAAATCTGACATACGGGAGTGCTCTTAAGTAGAGCTGTTAGCATTGTGATCTGTTGAACCCTTGTTTGATCATCTAATGCCAAAACATCCCGAATGCTCTCCTTGCCTTGTTGGATTTTCTTCACTTCCTTCATCTTGGCTCTATTCGCCTTGTATTCGGGGGAAATGTGTTTGCGCCTTTGAGACGGACCACCGTTTTCCCAGACAACGTATACACGGGATGGGCAGAAGGTTCCAACAAGGTAGTCAACCGATTTCATGAACCCAACCACTCCACCAACCGGCTGACTACGGAGATTTATTTCTTGATTAACTAAAAAATGGCGAATAAAATTATTCAGACCGTCAATAATTATTATCGGTCTTTCTGTGGTTGGCTGGGACATAGACTTAACATATACCACCCACTTTAATTGATATACCAGTTAGAATTCATTTTTAAGACAATATTTAAAGCTAACCATTAGTTCTCTTAAAGAGAAAGGAATTTTAAAATGAAGATCACCGTAACACAACTTAAGAAACTTATTCATGAACAAGTAGAAGAAGCAAAACAAGATATGTATGCCGATGAACGTAAAAAAATAAAAAAAACAGTGACTCCCAATCCAACTAGTTCAAGTTCCGGGTCAGATATGGACCATGAAAATAAACAGAATGTAGAAACAGAAGCTCGAGCAGCTCTCGGTCTTTGGAAAAAATATGCTCCAGATTTTACAACTCCAAATGGAACGGTAGTTAAAGATATCAGCAAAATTCGCAACTTTTTACCAAAAACATGGGACTCTGGACAAGCAATCTCAGACGATCAAAGACAAGTTGATTGGATAACCAAAAGATTAGCTGATTTGGCTAAAGCATATAATGAGCAACTTTCTAAAAAAAATCAACCAAAACCAGAAACATCACCAGCTAAACCTACTGGCATGTTTAACAGAGTCAGAGGTGCTTTAGGTTTAAATGAAATGCGTCAAATGGTTAAAGAAGAAGTAGCACGTCAACTTCGCAATAAACGCTGAAAATAATCCCAAATCAAATTGAAAACGCCGCTTGGATTGATTTCCAAGCGGCGTTATTCTTTAAAGAATTATTCTATTCACTTGCCAGACGAACCGAAACCAGCAGAACCTCTATTGGTTTCAGTTACCTTATCACTCTCAGCCATTACTACCTCTCCAGCAGTAGATACCTTATAAACTACCAACTGTGCAATACGATCTCCAACGCTGAATACAGCGTCTTCTGAACCCATATTAACAAGGGTAACGCCTATCTCACCACGATAGTTTGGATCTATAATGCCACCAACAGGGAATACTCCCTTGCTGGCTAATCCACTACGTCCCTCAATCTTCATAAAAATACGATTACGATCATTATCCATTATAGGCATATCTGCAAGTTGAATACCAGTTGCCATCTTTTTTACAGTTCCGGCTGGAATGGTAACATTCTCCGAACAATAAACATCAAATCCAATGTCTCCATCTCTTACAGCATGAGGCACTTTGGCATTATCATTCATGCGCTTAAACTTGATATTGATTGTTCTGGATACCTTTGGTATTTGGGGATCATACCAGTTTTTATCAACGGTTCTATATGAACTCTGTGCTATGCTATCACTTATATTGTTATTACTCATATTTCTCCTATTAAAGAAACAAAGGCGACAACCTTGTAACTCTATCTCTAAAGTTTAGATTACCGCCTTTGTTTTGGGTGTTATGTGTTAGGTGTTTTTATCAGGCGCTTAACTCGTCAGCGGTTCTTACGTCGCCTTCGGATATCCCCTCATACGTGAGATGATCTTCTGGTTTGTCATTACCGCTAAGGATGAGTGCAGCATCCATCAAAGCATTAACATACTCTGAGTATTCTGGCTTGTTCAGAACCTTCTGGGCAAACTCATTTTTATAGAATTTAACTTCTGTTCCTACTTCACCAGTTCTATTGTCAGTTACGGTAAAGGTCTTCCAAGCCCCATCACCGGCAATAGCTACAGACTTATCTCCGATGCTAACGCCATTCTTTGCATTTTTACAATGTTCACGAAGAAGATCAAAAATCTCTTCTTCTTCAAAGATACCACGTCCAAACAAGATGCGGAAACCAACCTTACGGAAAGGCTTTGCTACCTTGTTTTTAATGGTCTTTGCCGTTACGTTAATGCCAACAACGTTTTCATCTTTATCTTTAATTGCAGAGCCGCCATCAAGACGAATTCTAACAGATGAAGAATATGGTATTGCCATACCACCAGATGTAGTCGTTGGATCACCAAACATTACACCGATCTTCAATCTCTGCTGTGATACCAGCACCAATAAGACCTTCTGACCACCGATAACGTTGGCAATCTTTCGCATACCCTTTGATAGAACACGTGCTTGAAGACCAATCGTGTTCTGATCATAGTCGCCCTCTAACTCAGCCTTTGGAGAAGATTGAGAGACGCTATCCCACATAACGGTTACGGGAACGTCTTTTGTCATCGTGCGGGCTTTGAGAATTGTGCTCTCTATTACGGAGAGGATCTCTTCTGTGCAGGCAGACTGCACAAATACAAATCTTCTTGCTACGTCAACACCCATATTAGCAAGAGTATCTGGATTTGTTGCATTCTCCGTATCGATATAAACCGCAATGCCACCCATTCTTTGGGTAGAACGTGCTATTTGAGCCATTAGGGTTGACTTACCGATACCGGGCGGACCTTGTATTTCTACAATCCTACCCTCTGGCATTCCACCACCACGACGATTACCTATGATATAGTCTAACTGACGTGAGCCGGTAGAAATCCAGCGATGAACGTATGTTGGTGCATCATCTACACCGAGGTTAAAAGCAATCTTATCGTTATGTTCTTTATTGATTGCTTTAATAAGATCAGATGAAAAATCATCTGTTACTGCATCTTGAACTGTTTGCTGTGTATCTCCTGATTTCTTTGTAGGTTTTGCCATTTGTTTCCTTCTTTCCAATCATCATATACCAACCGCATCTAAACGTAAACTGAAATCAGATGAAAAAATATAAGTTAAACGCCGCTCAAGTTTCCTTGGCGGCGCTTCTCTTTCTATCCCTCAATACCGAGGGGACGTTTCAAGCGTCATAGGTCCGAAAAGGCATCATCAATTGACTTCTTAGCCTTCTTTGCCTTTGCTTCCGTGACGGACTTATCCTTTGCTTCTTCTACCTCTTCGGAGGAAACCTCTGATGAAGAACCATTACCTGCAAGGAAGTTTTGAAGCATCGCATTAAGCTCGTCCTCGCTCTTTGTCTGTGCCTTGAAGTAAGCTTCAAGGTTTGGAATAGCGGCAACGATCTTCTCGGATACATCGGCGCTCTTGGCGAGAGGTGAAGGCTTACGGCGTGGCTGAAGCTTGATATCCTTAACTGGATTACCAGCAAAGGTCTTATCAGTAGGAGATACAGTTACGGTGAAATCATAACCGGTTTCTGGGTCCATAAGGTTTTCATCCTTATAGTCAGGGTGAGCAAGGACGCTGTAAATATCCTTTACAAGCTTACTGTTTAGTTCCCAGAGCTGAACACCCTTGTCCTCTTCACCACGAACGAGGATTGGAGCATAGTAACGCTCCTTTGGCTGAAGATTGCGCCATAGGGTCCAGGCTTCCTTTGACTTATCCTTCTTTAGATCGGTAAGGAGATTAAAGACAGGATCTGTGGTGCCTTCAAACTGACAACCGGCTACGAACCTACGTTCAGAAAGAAGGCGGCTATCATAATAGCTTACCTCATGGAAGGGCTGACCATTACGATCCTGATATGGGAGGAAGCGAATATCATGCTGACCAAGCTGCGGCTTCCACCAGTTTACTTTGGTCTTTTCTGTGTTCTTTGAACCGGCTGATGCACGATTACCAGAAAGTTGATTGATCTTTGCCTTAATGGCGTCCAAATTGTAGCTCATATTGTTTTACCTTTGTTGCCCAATGGGACTTTAATGATACAGAGGAAGGATATAAGCCATAAAATCCACCAATGGATACAAAAGCTTATAAGAACCTCTGTATGTTAAATATACACCAAAATACCGTTTTTGTTTCTCTCTACTCTCTTAATCTACATCATAGGAAAATATATATAAACTGACATATTTAAGAAAAACTGGAAGATTATATTATGAAGATTACAGTAAAACAACTTAAGCAACTAATCAGAGAACAAGTAGAAGAAATGTCAGATATGGGCGTTGATGAAGGTCAGACCAAAGCTCAAAGGGCAGCAAGAGAAGCTGAACTCCAAAGAATGCGTGATGTTGGCACCAAAATGAGAACCGATTGGGAAGAAAAAACAAGTTCATATATTTCTGGTGATATGAAAATATTTAAGTTCGCAATGTCATTTGGATATACTGAGCCAGATACTGTAGTGGGCTTTGGAATTGGAAGAGATGAAAAAGAGGCAAAGCAAAATGCCATGGAAAGATTTCCAAACGCAAGATTAGCAATAAAAAGAATAGAAGGACGAGAAATTTCCAAAGAAGCTTTTGATAAAGAACAAGAAAAAATAAATGAACGTATGGAACAATTAAGAGCCATGGAAGAATATTCTCGTGGAGTAGAAAAAGTTTCTCAAGAATTGTTTGGCTTGGGAACAAATGCAGAGAATAGAAATCGCTGATCTACCAACTAACTTATTATAAAGTTAAACGCCGCTCCGAAATCAATCAGGGCGGCGTTCTTCTTTTATCAGGTCTGAGATAGGCTCGTTATACCATGATGCTTAATGCAAGCACCCCTAACAGCACTCTGTAACAAATATCCCTCCCAGGGATCCCTCAATGAAGGCGTAAAACTTATCTGCTCACCATTCTTCACAGATAACGACTGTAAAGCATATACCTCATT